CCTTCAAATTGGCTGGAAGGCTATTTCAGGTACTTATAGACAAGATGCTTGAATCTCATAGCCAAGTAGTGGTTATCAATGTAAGGGGCAATCATGATTCTGATATGGCTTGCCATCTATCTAGCTGCTTAGAACTTCTTTATAGCGAAGAACCTCGCGTCAATGTTTTACCAAACTACTCAAAGTTTATTCACTATCAGTGGCACAATAATCTGTTTGTCTTTCATCACGGTGATCGCATGAAGCATGAACAGATATTGCAAGCAGTTATTAAGAACCTCGATGACGAATGGAGCCAGTCTAAGAATAGATACTGTCACCTTGGTCATATTCATCATCACACGGCCAGAGAGGTAGGTTCTATGCATTTTGAGCATTGGGGCAGCCTTACTGCTACGGATCAATGGCACTCAGATTCAGGATACGGTGCGGAGCGTTCTATGACGGCTGTTGTATACCATAAAGAAAACGGTGAAGACTCTAGAGTAAAAATAAAGGTGGAAACATGAGCAAAGTAATTGAATTTCCGATATACGGCATCAAAGTTACAAAATCGTTTTGTGAATGCGGCTTACCTCTTGAGTACTGGCTTGGTTCTGATGATTGTGCTTACGGTATGTGTCCTCGCTGCAATCTTGACAACCCTGAAGAACTTACAGTCCCACTGGAGGAAGTACATTGATAAATAAAGCTGATAAAAGCGAATGGGAAAGACTTAGACAGGAACACCCGCCAATTGATTTTAATGCTCGCGCTGTAGATTTTGACGTTGATGAGCCAGATGCAGTAAATAGCCCAGACCACTATGCAAGCGGTGGCATTGAGTGCATTGATGCAATCGAAGAATCGATGGCTTCTTATGCTTTTCACGGTTACCTGAAGGGCAACTGCCAGAAATATTTGTGGAGGTATGAGGCCAAGGAAAATCCGATACAAGACTTGCAGAAATGCCGCTGGTATTTAGACAAGCTAATTGAAACTCTGGAGAAAGAAGAATATGGCGAAGCGTAAGAAGTCTACTATCGCGCAGGAAGTTGACAAGGCTGCAAAGCTTTTACAGCGACTTGTAAGACTGAAGGCATCAGATGACAACGGATATTGCCAGTGCGTTACCTGCAAAAAGATAGATCATTATAAGACCATGCAGGGTGGTCATTTTTATTCACGCAGGCATTTAGTGTTTAAGCTTTTTGAGGAGAACATTTCGGTACAGTGTCCTGCTTGCAATATGTATGGTATGAAAACTACAAAAATCCAAGAAGCTTACAGAATTTACATGGAAGATATGTACGGAGCAAGGCGCATTAGGGCAATGCAGCGGTTGGCTTGGAGGTCTTCACCAAAATTTAATAGAGAGGAAGTGATCCAATTTGCTAGAAACCTTAAAGAACAGATTAAGGAGCAAGAGTGGAGAATAGGAGAAATACATTAATAATGTTGATTTAATCAATATATGGTGGTATTTTGATCATAAATAAAACACACAAAAACGGGATAATCGATATGAACAAGAAAAAACAAGCAAAAGTAATTATTAAAGAAGCCAATAAAATAGCTGATAAGTATATTGACGAGAAAAAAATAAACTGGAAAGCATACGGGTTAGCGTTTGCAGTTTCAGGTCTACTTATCTTTAGCCTTACAGCAGATGCTTCATGTTCGTATAGAACTAACGCTTTAGGCAACATTCAATATTCTTGCGGTGCATCCCAATCTGGGACTTTGCGTACCGATGTTCTGGGAACCACCAGAGACAGCATGACAGGTACTACTTGGCGCACCGATGTATTAGGCACTACCCGATCATCTACTGGCATTACCTACCGAACAGATGTTCTAGGAACTACTAGAGGCTCTGATGGAACCACTTGGCGCACCGATGTATTGGGCAACACTAGAAGCAATACCGGAATTGTGTGCAGAAAAGATTTACTTGGCACTGTCAATTGCAGGTGATTTATGAGCGGTAAGGGAGATAAGGCGCGTCCAATGTCAGTTAGCAGCGACAAGTTTGCTAATAACTTTGACGCAATATTTCAAGATGCAGAAAAGAATAAAGATAAAAGTTCGGCATGGCATAATTTAAAGTCATGGTTAATGTCAGACATTGTTATCAAACGGGTTTATTTTGCAGTAGTTTACTTTTGTCTTTTTGGCTTCATTGCCTATGAGATAATTATTTATTAAGCCAAGGGTGTCCCCGCATCCTTTTGAGCCAGCCTAGTCCACTGGTGGTGACAACGGACTACTTTTTAAAGGGGGAATCTATGTGTCCAACAGAACAATGGAAAGAAAAAATAGCTAAACAATTAAAGTTTTATAATGAACCAACAATGGTTAGCAGCCGTATGCGAACACCTGACGGAACTGTACTAACTTCTCGTCATAGACATGATTATGTAACCCACCTAGACACTAATGGAAAAAAGTACATGCTCGATGGCGGCATAGATTATATTCGCTGTTCAGCTAATGGTGATGAAGAAATGCTGACTGTGTTTGATGATGCACCCCATGAAGTGTTAAGAGATTGCGTATTTTGGGGGACATACGGCTTTAACGGCGATCAGGATTTAACCTTTGTTACAATTGCAGAAATGAGTTTAGACCATTTGAAAAATTGCGTATTTGCTAAAGGCATGAGAATGAAAGCAGTTATAAAGCAGACAATGAAAGATGAGCTGGAGTATCGCAATGGTCACTACAACGACCAATAGTGTTGAAAATGGTAACTACAGTGAACATACCATTTATGATATACATTCCATGTTAAAGCATCATTTCAAATCATAAACGATAGTATTTATAATGCGCTTCCATGAATAGGAGGCCCAGATGTTAATTATGTTAGTAGTAGTAATCGCAGGATTGTTTGCAGTAGCAAAAGAAGATTTATCATAATGCCTTTCGGGGCATTTTTAGTTTCCAGATAGCCAAGATTGTATTTTAGCCTGATTCATCGGCTGAAGACCGTCAAAGTGAGGCTGAACATTCATCAGCGTTAACTCATTAAACCTCTCAGGATCGAATCCATCGCCTATTAAGTGCATCCAAATGCGCTTACCCATCTTATTTATGTCTTTAAAGTCTACATGCATGCCTTTTATGTCGTGCAAAGCGTCTGCATCTAATTGAGAAACTTGATGACGGCCTAATGATGCGTTGATTTCGTCAATGGGCCTATGAATGATTAGCTTTTTTGCTGGGTGTGAATTCATGCTGCCTTTCATTGCTTGATGAATAGCAGTATCCGCAACGCCAAACGTCTTTTTGCAGGTGTACTGGTTTAATTCTGACAAAGTATATTGAGCAAGCGAATCGTGCAGGCAAAATGTACCTGTAGTGGTTAGCCAGTTAGACATCCATGTTGTTCTTGAGCGTGGAAGCCCAATAACCATAAATTCTATCATTTACGTTACCAAAAAAAACCCCGCAATAAGCAGGGCAAAGAATAACAAAGACAAGTAAAAAAGTTTACGCCACATGGCGCGCCCAAAGTATAACATTAGTTATATTTGAATTAATAGGGCCAAGCAACAGGTTTTGTGTCTCTAATATCTAAATGAATAAAGGATTTATGCTGACCAATACCAGTAAAACCTAAAGCGTATGCATGCTTTTGTATTTGATACCTTTCAGAGCCACCAGAAGCTCGTATGTCGGCAGCAATGCCTTTAGTGTGACTACCGCCACCATTTGGCTTAGAACGCTCTAAAGAGTGATTAGGAGACCTATATCCGCTAGTAATAATAAACGGGAAACCGCAAATTTCACGCAAATGATCTAACTTCTTAATAAACTCTGGATGCATTTTATTTTCGCCAGTTTCTTGGCAGTTAAAGTCTTCAATCTTAAAGTATTTATAGTCGCTCATTTTTCCCTCTGTACACCTTTAGTTTTTTCATACGATCTCATAGCACCCATGCCCAACATTCCCATTAATACAGGGGTTAATAATGAAGGATCAACTTCTGGAACAGTAAACCAAATGCCAAGTATTTGAGCAATAATTACGTTGTAAGCTAAACCAATTCCAGCTACCCATCCAACAAATGGTCGCCATCCTGCAACAAACAAAGACTTGTGAGCCGCTTCTACAGCGTTTACAGCTAACTGCCCCCTGGCTAACTCTGTTGCTTGTTTAGACGCTAAAGTGCTAATTTCATGCGCCAATGCATTCTTTTGGTC